CTGACACTGTTCCTATTGAGATAATGACTGATTTAATATTTGAGGATATAGGTGGTCATGAAATCATTACCATATCTAGAAGTGATTTAATTAATGGAGAAAGCGTAGTTTATAGTCCTATCAAAAATCTAAGTTCTATATTTTTCCAATATAACCCTCAAAATATTCTTGCATTACAAAAAACGGCAGATTCATATTTTAAAAATTTTCCAATTAAACTTAGCGACAGAATCCCAGAATGTGGTACGGGATATACGCTTGACACCGTTGATCCTACGAAGCAGATAGAAAACTGTAAAATAGTATATACAGATCCAAGAACTGGGGATATCGTAATCAACGTTATTAATATGGGTAAAGAAGAGCAGGTAGAGGTTCAAATCCTTCAGCAGGGGATTGTTCTTAGTGATACAATATACGAGGTGGAATAACTATGATAACTAATAATGGAAAAAATATAATTGCTAAATACCTTGTGGGTCAGTCCCCAGCGTATGCTTCCTATATTGCCGTGGGCTGTGGAGCAAAGCCATTAGATCCAGACCCAGAAGTTCCATTTGGAGATTATTCTAACCAAACCTCACTGGACTTTGAAATGTTTCGTGTTCCAATTACATCTAGAGGATATATAAAGGATGACGATGGAACTGCTAAAGTTGTACTTACAGCAGAACTTCCAACAGAAGAAAGATATGAGATTTCTGAAATTGGAGTTTATTCTGCGGGTGCAAATCCAACTGCTGGTGCTTATGATAGCAAAACATTATTTTCATTTTCTGAGTCAGAAGGTTGGGAATATAATAATCAAATTGCATTAATACCAAAATATGAACCACTAGATTCCACTGGGTCTAGCGGAGAAATACATATTAAAGACAATGGTTCAGACCTTATGGCATTTACGACAAATGCAAATAATAGAATTTTTACAAACCCTGAAAGAGTTGAGCGGTATGAAAGATGTAGATTTTTAAATAATATTGTAATTACAAATGGGTCAATGTCAAATCTATCAACAGAAATGGTAGGTGGGGTAAAAAGACTTAAGGCAAACACTGGAAGCAATTATGTAGGTCTAACTGGAACAGCATTAAACTTAAGTAAAAATGCTCCTACGGATGAAATAAGACTTGCCTTTTCAGTTGTAAATAAAAATGCAAATAATGTTTCACCAATTAATCCAGACAAGGTGTATATATTAATTGAGTTTTCAGACACAGATGTTTATGGAGAAGGTCAGTGGGCAAGGTTTGAGGCAATCATAGAAGACTACGATTTTGCAACTAATAGATATATTGTTAGTACTAAACAATTACAAGAACTAAGAAAAAGCAGCACGGGATTTAACTGGGACTCTGTAAACACTATAAAGGTTTACACCTCAGTGTTTATTGAAAACGATGTTCTTTCTGATGACTTTTATATTTGTTTAGATGCTGTTAGACTAGAAAATGTTACATCGATAAATCCTTTGTATGGTTTGGTTGGGTACTCTGTAATTAAAAACATAGACGCTGCAACTGTGATTAAAGAATCAAACACAACAAGTTATATTGAATTTAGATTTGGGATGAATATTAATAATGGCTGATCAAGGTGTTAAAAAAATAGTTATTCCAAGATCATCTCTGCCACCAGCAGGCAAGGATGGAGAATACCTGGTTCGCTATAGAATAGCGTCACAAGATAAAAACAGATACTCCCACTGGTCTTTAATTCATAAAGTTATTGGAAAAAGCCTACAGCCAGTGAGTGGCAGAATTGAGAGGGTTAACTCTATCATTGTAGTTGCCTGGGACTCTGTACCAAATATATTATCTTATGATATATTTACAAAATATAATAATGAAACAGAATATACATACCATGGAACCGCTACTTCAAATAACTATTCTATTATTAGTCAGGGTGGAACCAGTATCGATATAGCGGTACAAATAGGCGGTATATTCAAAGAACGAAGAGATAGTAATACTATCTATACTGGAACTTTAAGTTTGGTATAATTATACAGGAGGAATTATGGCACAAATATCACCACCAGAACGAGGACAGCCTTTAGACGTAAACTATATTTATAGTATAGTTAATGCAGTAAATGAGTTGTCTAAGCAAATATCACCATCATCTTCAAAGTATGTAACGATTGATATCCCAGGAGATGGGCCAAGATCTGTTAAGGCTTCTGAGGCAAGAATTATTGGAACAGAAAAAGTGGTTGTAACTAACTCATCAAAAAATATTGGCGATGAGGAAACTTTTGAGTATGTGTTTCCAGCAGAGTTTAAATTTAAACCAGTAGCAACTGCTACTCCAGTCAACATAGGTCAGACCAATGCTGGAGAAAATGTAACCGTAGTTTTAAAAAGTGTAGGAACTTCACGTGTGGAGGGCCTAGTTCGATTTAATGAAACTGGAAACTTATCTGTATCCGTAAACATATTGGTCGTCGGCATACCTCTTTAATGATAAGTTGTAAGAAATGTTTTCGCAAAATGTTAATAGACAGGGTATACAACTCAGTCTCACATTTAGAGATATACTGTTTGGCTTGTGGATCAAGAAGATTTTTCCATCCGCCATCTGATTCAGAGGAAGGTCGATGGCTACTAAAAAAGGAAATAGAACGAGCCAAGAGTACAATGGCGCTCCTGTAATACCTGGGAATAAAAAAGTTTGGTTTTTAAATAAAGATCTTGTTAGGATTGTGCATTATAACAGATCAAACGGCATTATGTCAATATACAATATTAACAAAGATAGATTAGAAAGTTGTTTGATTAATGATTTTAAAACTAAAAGAGAACGTGCTTACACTGTAGGAGAGACTGCTGATCTTGTTAATAGGCATAAAAAGTATATGCCATCATTAATGAAGCGTGGAATTATTCCATTTCCAACAGGATCACAAAAAGGTGGTGAGCGTGGATGGCAGGTAAGATCTTATTATTCAGAATCGCAAGTAAGAGAGATTCGTGATATACTGGCTACATACCATATTGGTAGACCAAGAAAAGATAACTTAATAACAAACGATATCACACCAACAAAGGCTGAGTTGACTCGCAGGATGGGTGATGGTATACTTACATATACGAAGACTGAAGACGGTAGATTTATACCAATTTGGTCTGAATCAATATAACAGAAGGGTATGAAATGGAAAACGAAGATACAAAGGTATCAGTAACAATTGGATATACGCTAAACCTTGGAAACTTTCAATCACTAAGACTTGATCTTGGTGTTGTTGATTCAAGACGTAATGGAGAAACTCCAGACCAGGCTTTTGAGCGTGTGTATAAATTTGTTGAAGATAAACTAGCAGCAAAGATAGCAGAAGCAAAGGTTGAACTAGAAGAAAGCAACTAGTATGACCGACAAGCAGAGTAAGTGGGCATTGCTTAGTCGTTTTGACAAGCACTATAAGTTTAAGATGGGGCATGCTCCAACACATAATAAGTGGAAAGAGCAGAAGTCAGCAGAAGTTCTTGTTGAGTCCTATACCCTAGAAACTTGCTATGCTTTGCTAGAATACTATTTTGAAGTTACAGATAATCCTACTTGGAATCATTTCTCGTACATTGCAGATGATATACTAAAAGCAAAGACTATAGAAGAAAAAGACTTACATGATCGTGAACAACGTAAACAATTAGCAAAGGAGTGGTTGAGTGAATAATACAGAGTCTAAACTAATCTCAGCCGTTCTTCAAGACAAGCAAGCGCATGTTTTGTTGCAGGCAAATGTAGAGAATATACTAACCACACACCTAGATGTATGGCAGTTTATTAGAAAGTATTATGAGGGGAATGGCACAGTTCCTCCAGCAGACCTAGTTGTTGAAAAGTTTAGGGACTTTGATCCAGTTAGTGGTGTTGGTTCTACAAAGCATCACCTTGAAGAATTACAGTCAGAGTATTTAACAAATAGTTTAAAAGATATTATTAGATCTGCTGCTACTGACGTGCAGGGTGGCTTAGGATTAGATGCCCTTGAATCTCTTATAACTAAAACAGCAGAACTTAGAAAAAATACAGCAGCCATTCGTGATATCGATGTTACAGATTTAGATTCTGCAGTTGCATATTTTGAAAATCTAAAGAAGCAGCAGGAGTCTGGAGCGCTTGGTATTAAAACAGGATTGCCAGGTTTTGATAATTATTTACCTTCAGGAATTATGCCAGGGCAACTAGGAGTCTTCCTTGCATACCCAGGTATTGGAAAGTCTTGGTTGTCTCTCTACTTCGCTGTGCAGGCTTGGAAGCAGGGTCGTAGCCCTATGATTATCAGCCTTGAAATGTCTGAGGTCGAAGTTCGTAACCGTGTCTTTGCAATTATGGGAGAGGGACTTTGGTCACATAGAAAGTTAAGTTCTGGTAATATTGAAATGGATATGCTTAAGTCTTGGCACACAAAAACTGTTCAGGGTAGACCAGAGTTCCATATCATATCAAACGACACTGGTGGAGATATTAATCCAATGGTACTTCGTGGAAAGATTGATCAGTACAAACCAGACTTTGTAATTGTTGACTATTTACAATTAATGTCACCAAACCAAAAATCTGACAACGAAACAGTTCGAATGAAAAACCTTTCTCGTGAATTAAAACTAATGGCTATTTCGGAAGAGGTTCCAATCATTGCTATATCTTCTGCCACACCAGATGATGTTACTAAACTTGAGACAGTGCCAACTCTTGGTCAAACTGCATGGTCAAGACAGATTGCTTATGATGCTGACTGGGTTCTAGCATTAGGTCGAGGGGCTAATAGTGATATTATTGAGTGTGTATTTAGAAAGAACCGTAATGGTTTTATGGGTGAGTTCTTAGTTCAGGCGGACTTTGATAAGGGATATTACAGGTATAAGGATTATGAAGATAAGTCAGTATAATATGCTCCATGGAGACATTTCAGCACAAGCCTATAAAAAGGTTTGCTTTGGACGGGGTCATTAATGATGACGCTGCCATATACAGATTACAGCAGGAATATATCAGGCTACTGGTATCAGAGATGCGATTATCTGGCTATGCTCCAAGAATTGACATCGATCCACAATTTACATTATCATATAACGAAAACAAAAATTATTTTCAATTCCAATTAAGCGTATACGGAATATATGTAGGGAGAAAGAAATCAGAATGGATACTAGGGATAGACGGAACCAAGCCAGTATATACACAGCAGATCAAATCAAAAGAGTACTCGCAGGATCTGGCGTAACTGTAGAAAAAGAAGCAGAGTCTGAATACATAGTATTTTGCCCATTCCATTCAAATCATAGAACACCTGCTGGAGAAATAAATAAATATACTGGATTGTTCTTTTGTTTTTCATGCAGCAAAACAGCAGACCTAATAGAACTCGTAATGTATTTTTCCAATAGAACATATTTTGAGTCTGTTAGATTTATTAAGAGCAAAGAGGTTGAGACAAACATCCTGTCTGAGGTTAATAATAAGTTAATTGAAAAAGAAGAGTGGACAGAGTTTGATATGTCTGTTGTTAATAGGCTTCACGAACAGGCGCTTAATTCCGAAAGAGCAAAAGAGTATTTTGTTAAAAGAAAGATTACTAAGGAATCTGTTATAAAGTTTAAACTTGGCTATTCTGAAAACCAAGATATGGTTTCTATCCCAATACAAAATAGTGATGGGCTGTGTGTAGGGTTTGTTGGAAGATCTGTTGAGGGTAAAGACTTTAAGAACACATCTAGACTTCCAAAGTCTAAATTACTATTTAATTTGAATAGAGTAAAGACTGCATCTAAGGTTTATGTAGTGGAGTCATCCTTTGATGCCATTAGGTTAGACCAGGTTGGCTTTCCAGCCGTTGCGACATTGGGTGCTAACGTATCATCCAAACAAATAGATTTGCTTCAAAAATACTTTAGTGATATAATTATTATTGCTGATAATGATGAGGCAGGCGGTAACATGAAAGAAAAGATAGTCGAAAGACTAAATGGAAATGTTACTGTGATTAACTTAGATAAACAATATAAAGATATAGGCGACATGGACGACAAGTCAATAAAAGAATTGGAATACCAATTTGACAAATCAATATTGTCTATGCTACAATAGAAAAAACAAGGAGAAATAATGAATAAAATAGTAGGACTAAAAAACATCAATGCTTTACTAGATAAGAAGACAGACGAAAACGGTCCAAAGGTTCGCTGGCTAAAGTTAGCAGACGGCCAGGCAGTAAAGATTAGATTTATTGAAGAGTTGGACGAAGACTCTGCAAACTATAATGAAAAGCGTGGACTTGCATTCGTTGTTAAGGAACACACAAATCCAAAGGATTACAAGCGCAAGGCTGTAGACACAATGGATACAGAAGGCCGTGACTGGGCTGAAGAGATGTATCGCAAGGATCCAAAGGGAAATAGTGGATGGCGTGGTCGTCTTCGTTTCTATTGCAACGTTCTTGTCGACGA